GCACAATCTGTTTACGCTGCGTCACAACGTGGAGATCTTCAAGGAAACGATTGCCGTGATGCTGGCGAACCGCCGTATTGGCGACCAGCTGGGGACGCTGATGGCCGGATGCTATAGTCTGTATAGCACGAAGCGGCTGGACCTGAAGCAGTGCGAGAAATACCTGAACACGGTGAACCTCGATGAGTTTCTGCAGGTTAAGTCAGAGCGTGAAGACGTTGCCCTGCTGCATCACATCGTGGGTAGCATGATACGGGTTGAGACTGTTCATGGTGCGCAGGAGCGGACGATTGGTGAGCTGCTGATAGTTTGCTTTACCCGCGATGATACAACCGATGTTCGGTTGAAGGTGGCGGAATCGACTCTTGCCCGCTATGGGATGAAGATCGAACGTGAACACGGGAGTGTCACGGGCGTATGGATAGGCCAGAGCATCCAGTCTATGAACCGGATCATGCAAACGTCTGTCTATTTTGAGGGTTGGTCTGGCGTTTTGTTGCGTCATCCATATGCAAAGAAAAGTATAGATAGTGTTCGCTTTGGCGGAGCAACGTCACGGGCAATCTATCTACCAAAGCAGGAGTGGCCAGTAGGACTATGGGAATAAAGAATAAGCACGAAGGCACTGAACTGGCCTTCAAGATCATCCGTGATTGGCCGGACACTACGCTTCTTGGCAAGCGTCCGCACCACTTAGCTTCTGCGTTTGGCATTAGCTTGGATACTGCTGAAAGGCTGTTGAAAGAGGAGCGTCGTAGGCGTAACTTCTAAGTTGAATTACACGGATTAACGTGTAGTATTTATAAGATAACCGGAGAATGATATGGACTTTAAAATTGAAGATGAACATGCGATCCCTGCTGCGCGTCAGCACAATGGTCGCCGAGAGAAATACCCTTGGACGAAGCTGGACATAGGCCAGAGCTTCTTGGTTAAAGGCGTTGCGCTTCGCTCGATGAGCAGCACTGCGTCCCATGCAGGCCGTCGCAACGGCAAGAAGTTCATTGCCCGTGAATCCGAAGGCGGCGTCCGGGTCTGGCGCTATGAGTGATATTGTTGAGGCGATGGACATAGACGGGCAGCTGTATGTTTCTGCACACAATCTGCCGGAGTTTATGGATCGCGCCATTGAGCGCGGCGCGGAGCAGGAGCGGCTCAGGATTATAGAGCTCGTCCAAGGTCGTATCGACACACATAGCCGTTTCGTTGAGTTCTGCATGGAAAATGATGTGCGGGTAACGCCGAGTATCTTCAGTTCCTTAATGGAGCTGCGTTCGCTGTTGCGAAGAATAGAAGGAGAATTGAAATGAAAAAGTTAATGATTGGATTTGCCATTGGTCTGGCTGCAGGCGCAGCTGTTCCGGCTGTTGCTGCGTCGATTGTCGGCAGCACTGGCTACTTGTCTGGCTGGACTGTGACCAAGGACGGCGAGGATATTTGCTACATGCCGTTCGTCTGGACATCGATCCGTGAAATTGAATGTGATTGAACCGTGAGTGACCAAGATATCATCAATACAATCGAATACATGACGGACGATAAATACATCGCGTCTTATCATGGTGTGGATGTGCGGCGCGTTATCGACCTACGTAAGAAGGTGAACAACCACAAAGAGAAGGTGGCGAAGGCGATATACCTTAGCCAGAAGTCTGCACCTACGGGGATGAACAGTGACTCTGACAAAAGGTGGAGCGCCGATGCAAAGCAAGGTTCGGCTGCGCTGCGCGATGCACTATTCAAGTTCTTTGAGAAGCGGATGCTGGAGAAGCACGCTGCTGCAGGAACAATAGAATGCCAATAGTAAAACGGACTAGGCGCGTGTGGACACCTGAAATGGACGCAGAGTTGATGGCTTATTATGAGCATGGCTTGAGGCCAGCATACATGGCCGAGCAAATGGGGCTGACGATTGCGTCCGTAGAGGGCCGCTATAGAAAACTGAAGAAAGGAAAAGCTAATGATAGCTGAACGTATCGAGGCGCTGCGCAAGCGCGAAGAGATCTGCTGGGGTATGTCTGAGGTGTTCCTCCATGCCAAGGATGCTCACGGGCTGCACGACATGGGTGTAGAAATCCAAGGCATCCAGTGGGCTATCCGCGAACTTGAAAACCTGCTGAGTAAATAAAGCAAACACATGGTTCAGCTCAGAGACTACCAAGAATCAGCTGTTCAGGCTGTGCGCGATAGCTTTCGCAGTGGGCACAAGAAAACCCTGCTAGTTTCCCCTACGGGATCAGGCAAGACGGTGATCTTTAGCTACATCGCGGCAGGCATGGCGCAGAACAACAAACGCATCTTGATCGTGGCTCACAGGCGTGAGCTGCTCAAGCAGATTAGCGGCGCACTGAAGAAGGTAGGTGTGTCGCACGCTATCCTATCTAGCGGCACTCCGGGGATTCCTATTGCCAACGTGGTTGTTGCATCCGTGTTCACATTGGTGCGGCGCATGAAGAGCATGAAACCGTTCGACCTTATCATTGGCGACGAGGCGCATCACTTCACGCCGGACAGCAGCTGGGGCAAGGTTGTCACTGGCTTCCCGTCTGCCCGTGTGCTTGGCGTTACGGCTACGCCTGAGCGCCTTGACGGCAAGGGTATGGGTCAGATGTTCGATGACATGGTGATGGGGCCTACAGTCGCAGAGCTGACCGCTCAGGGCTTCCTATCGAGCGCCGTGGTCTATGCGCCTAGCGCACCAGATCTAGGCTCTGTCGGCACGCGCATGGGCGATTACGTATCCAAGCAGCTCGAAGACGCGATGGATAAGCCGGTCATCACTGGCAGTGCTGTTAAGCACTATGGCAAGTATGCCGATGGCAAGAAGGCAATCGCGTTCTGCGTAAGCGTCAAGCACGCCAAGGATGTAGCCGAGGACTTCCGCAACGCAGGCTATGCAGCAAGCCACATCGATGGCGGTATGGATGAGACTGAGCGCGATGCTGTTCTGAAAGCGTTCGAGGAAGACCGTGTTCAGATCCTGACAAGCTGCGATCTGGTGAGCGAGGGCTTCGATCTCCCGTCTGTTGAAGTCGCGATCCTGTTGCGCCCGACGAAATCCCTTGGCCTGTTCCTGCAGCAATGCGGTCGAGCAATCAGGCCGCACCCTGACAAGGAGAAGACGATCATCCTTGATCACGCAGGTAACACCGCCCGGCATGGATTCATTGACGATGAGCGGGACTGGAGTCTTGCCGATGGGTTTGTTGCGAACCGTGGTAAGAACGGGGATAAGGTCGTATCCGTGCGGACATGCACTGCCTGCTTTGCAGTTCACAAGCCAACACCGACATGCCCTATGTGCGGTCACGTTTATCCTATCACGGCTAGAAAAGTGAAGCATGTGGATGGGGATTTGGTTGAAACACGCAGGGATGGCGATGCGGCGAATGAAACTGCTGAAGATGCGATGCAGAAGAAGTACAGGGTTCTCACAAGCGTTGCCCGCAAGCGAGGTTATAATAACCCAACGCAGTGGGCATTCAATGTTATCTGCGGACAAGAGGCATCGCGTCTTGCCAAAAAGGTTGGTATGCGGGATGCGCGGACAACCAATGGTTTAACGGCAGAGGAAAGGGATGCGATATGGAAGATGACGATGGGAACCAAGCAGAGCTCCATTCGGTAGTTGTGCCGCTGTCGCTGATACATGCGCTCACATTCGAGATGCTGTATGTGATCGACCAGTGGCATGAAGACCGCAAGATCTATGACGTTGATACCGAGAAGTGCTTTGCTGCTATGGCGGCTGCGATGGAAGCCGTTCTTGAGAAACTACATGAAGATGGGCAGGAGATAACACTGCAATGAGCAGTGAAGCCGCAATCCAGCAGCAGATTCGCCTTGCGCTGGGGCAGAGGGCAGACATCATGATGTTCCGCATAAACGTGGGCAAGTTCCGACCGCTCGATGGCGGAGCCCGTGTCATCCAGTCAGCACCTGAGGGGACACCAGATCTGCTTGGCGTTATAACGCCCGGTCGAGCGTTTGCTATCGAGGTAAAGACTGAGAAGGGAAAGCAGCGCCTTGCTCAAGCAGCATGGCAGAGTGCGTGGGAAAAGCGTGGCGGCATATACGTTTTGGCGCGATCTGTAGAAGATGTTTACAAAGGGCTTGACATAACTCCGTAGTCATCTGTATGCCATATGTAGGCCGACTAGATACGGCCATAATCGGAGAAAATAAATGGCTATTATACAAGTACGTGACCAGAAGCACTGGCACGAGTTGCGTTCCCAGCACGTTGGCGGGAGCGATGTTGCTGCGTTGTTCGGGCTGTCGCCCTATTCGAGCCGCTGGCAATTGTGGATGGAGAAGTCTGGCAAGCTGCCGCCGGAGGACATCTCTGGCAATAAGGCTGTGCAAGCTGGCACGTTTCTTGAAAGCGGCATTGCAAACTGGGCTTCGCACCGTTGGTCGATGGATCTTGGTAAGGTCAGCGACTATTACACGGTCGATGATTGTCCCGGCATGGGTGCATCGTTCGATTACATCACGAACGGCGGAGCGCCTGTGGAGATTAAATGGTCTGCCCGTGGCTATGGCTGGCACTACAATGGCGAAGAGATCGATGAAGCGCCTGAGAACTATCTGCTTCAGGTGCAGCACCAGCTGGCCTGCACTACATCGGATCACGCATGGCTTGTGGCCCTGATCGATGACGAGCCGCGCCGCATGAAAGTGCCGCGCAACGACAACATCATTGATGCAATCAAGCATGAGATTACGCTGTTCTGGCAGTCGATTGCTGAAGGCAAGGAGCCTGAGCCGGATTACACGACCGACGTGGGCGCTATTACGAAGCTCATGGGTTCGCTGCCTAAGAGTGATGTTGTTCTCGATGATGCAGACGCGCCGCTCTTTGCAGCTTACAAGGCCGCCAAGGAAGACGAAAAGAATGCAGTGGCTCGTGCCGACGAGGCTAAGGGGATGCTGTTAATCAAGGCCCGCGCAAAGCTGGAGCTTATGAACACATCGCAGGACAAGGCTTCGGTCAAGTGCGGTGAATATAAGATGTCGATTAGCAATGTGCCCAGCAATCCCGGCAAGGAAATTACGCCGGACATGGTTGGCACTATGACTGGCAAGCGCTCTGGCTACACAACGGTAAGGATCGCTTGATGAAGGATGTTGTTATGATGAGGGTCAGCAGGGATCTGCTGGCAAGGCTGCGCGATGTCGCAGCCAAACACCCGCTAAAGCCCACGCTTCGAGCCACTGTCGAGCGTGCTATCGAGTTGATGATTGAAGATCTTGAAGAGGAAATGAACAATGGCAACAAGTAATGAGATGGTTCCCGTGAAGCCTATGGATCGGTTTAAGCAGGAACTGGCTATGCGTGAAGGGCATCTCCGCAGCCTTCTCCCGCAGGCGATGACCGTCGATAAGTTCCAAGGCATTGTGGTGGCAGCTGTCGCTGACAACATGGACTTGCTGGACTGTGACCGAGGATCGCTGTTGAAGGCGTGCCTGAGCGCCGCAGAGCTGGGCCTGTCGCTCAACAAGAGCATGGGTGAGGCTGACATCTTGAAGGTCTGGGATGGTCGCATAAAGAAGAATGTCGCGCAGTTCCGCCCACGCTATAAGGGATTGATGAAGCTGGCGCTGCAGGCTGGTGAGGTTCTGAAGATCGAGAGCCGTCTGGTCTATAGCAAAGACATCTTTGAGGTCGAGGAAGGCATCGAGTCGCGTATCATCCACAAGCATGGCCTGTCGGATCGCGGTGAGAAGATTGGTGCGTACTGTGTGTGGAAGCTGAAGAACGGCGAGACGCAGTTCGAGGTTATGAGCAAGGAAGAGATCCTCTCTATCCGTGACCGCTCATCATCGAAGACAAAGGACGGCACTATCGTCGGCCCTTGGAAGACTGATGAGGCTGAGATGTGGCGCAAGACTGTGGTCCGCAGGGCCAGTAAGTATATGCCCCTGTCCACCGAGGCGCAACGCGCTGTGATGGCTGACAATCAGGCAGAGGGTATCATTGAGGGCGATGACTATAGCGGTAGCGAAATGGACATCACCGACTTCGATGACGTGCCTCCAGCAGCAGCTCAGGTGCAGACCCTTGAGGAAAAGATTGTCGCTAAGGCTAAGCCTAAGACGCCCCTGCACATCGACATACTGGAAGCGGGTGATGATGATGAAGGCATGACGGATTGGGACGGGTGGGCAAGCACAGCATGTGATCTTGTTGCAAGCCTGTCTCCAGAAGAACGCGAAGCATGGCGCGAATTGCACGAAGGGATGCTCGAAGAAGCAGAACTGATGGCCCCACGCAATACCACCAAGTTAATGAAATTTTTTAAGTAGGAGAAAATAAATGGGTAAGAAGTATGATCTCGTCGTCAAGGTTGGCGAATACACAGATGGCCAAGGCCAGACCAAAGGACGCTTTAAGAATGTCGGTGTCATGATGGACGGGGATAAAGGCCCTTACCTTCTGCTCGACCGCACGTTCAACCCAGCTGGTGTTGGTGGTAACGAAGGCCGTGAGAGCATCATCGTATCGCTCTATGAGCCGAAGGATGGCGGCGGTCAGCAGCAGGCCCCAGCAGCCAAGTCTGGTGGCTACAAGGCTAGCGATCTAGACGGAGACGATGTACCTTTTTAGGTTACTCAGGGAAGGCGGCTTCATCGCCGCCTTCCATCATCTCATAGTCTTCCACCATCTCATCGTAATTCTCTTCTTCGTCGGGGATAAGGTCATCCTCATCTTCTTCGACCAAGATGTTTCTGTAAGCATCCATAACGGCCTGCCTCTTTAGCTTGCCGACCCTATCTAGCTTCATGCCGGGATATAGCTCAGCCATCATGGCATTTTTTAACGTCTGCGAAGTCGGAGGCTTGACAGCGCCGTCAAGATTTCCTGCATTGATTTCTTTTTCATACTTTTCGGATACGAGCTGTATCTCTTTTTCAAACTCAAGTAGAATCTTTTCTGCTTTGGCAGTCTGACCTGCGTTACTAGCCTTAATAGAATCTGCCAGTAGTTTGCTCAGGCGTAGCGTATTGTTGCGCTCGGCGGTTCGCGTTGACTCAGTAATTTGTTTTGCAGCCATCTTCGCCTGCTGTTGACGTGCGATGTCGGCGGACTGGAAACCAGTACCTCGCGGGAGCATCTCTTCAAAGAAGCCCATTTCCTCAGCTGGCTTAACGAGCGTGCCGTAGCGCGTTCTTACACCCTCCTGTGGGTACTGCACAAAACCTTTCAGTATATCTGTTGGGCCCTTACCAATGAACGGCGATACAGCCGCGACATACGCGCCAATCGGCTGCACCCCAGAAGCGCGGCGATCAAGATACTCTTGGATCTTCAGGACACTGGTCGATATGGCCGGGACAATGCTGAGCCCGTCTTCAAATTCAGGGACTATGGATGTGAAGCCGATGCGCTCACTGATATTTAAACCAAGCAATGAACGTGATGGCCCCCGGAAGAACGCCTCTGCATCTCGGCGGGCGTCTTCGTCGCCACCAAACATCTCGGCCAACATCATCTGCGCTTCAGTGCGCATGTCTAATTTTTCTCCGTTGAGTTTGTTGTAAATATACTGGAAGATATTGATCGCGTCGTCGCCAAACGGAATAGCAAACAGCAACCCGGCCACAGTCCACATCGTCATGATCGTGAACATAGCCGCAACCTTGCCACGCGGCCCCTGCTTGCGCAGGTTTTCAGACAGCAGGAACATGGTTTGCAGGGCGTACTGGGAAAACTGCAGCAACACGCCGCCAGCGCCGCGCATGACAGGTGGCTTCTCAATCTGCCCACCCATGAACGTCGCCGTCTCAACCATGAATTCAGCTACATCATAAGGATCAGAGCCTTCCTTCATGATGATCTTGGCGCGCTCGTTCTCCTTGTAGGCTTCCTGCCAGTTCTTCAGGGCCTTGGGATCCTTTGCATAGCGATACGCCACAATGAACGCAGCCGCTTTGTTCATCTCTTCAGTGACTGAGATGACGCTCGATCCGTACTGGAAATACCGTTGCGCTGCTTGCTTGATGCCGCCGCCACGGGACGCCATGATTTCGGTTTCAACGCCCATAAGCTCTGGGTTCATCTGAGCCCGGACGGTTCCGCGCTTGTTTGCAAAGACGAGAGCATCGCGCTCCTCGTCCGTCAGGCCCGGTATTGCGTATGGATCAACGTGCATCCCATAGCCAATTTGACCACGAAATCCAGCGATGACCTGAGCTGACATCTTGTAAATATCAAGGCCAGCCGAACCCTTCATGATCGTCATCTGCGGGGCAGTCACTGTCCAGACAGACATGGCGTTGACCGATGAAGACGCAACGCTTCCCCACATTGAGTTGAAAAAGCCAATCGTCCTGAGCCCGCGCCACATAGCACCCTCAGGGGTATCGACGTATTCGTCCCAGCTCTCAGCATAGTCGCGCTCAGCATCGCCTACATTGCGCTTCAGATCATCGAATGCCTCTGAGTATTCCTCGCGATACATCCGGTGGGAAACCGTCGATGCCACGATGCGATTGTAATCGAGCAGCCGATCCGTGAAGTTCGTATCGTAACCCGGAATGTCGCGGGATTGCTTCATGTAGCTAGAGATTAGGTCTTCCATCAGGACGGAACGCACGCTCTTTGGCAGACCGGCAATTACGCCACGCGCAACCTGCTCTGCGTTCGCAGCGCTGAGTTCACCAACAGTCTCCTGAGAGAACATGCCGCCCATAGTCCGGTCGAAGTAATTCTTGATGATCTTGCCAGCATTGGCATCCATCAGGTTCAACAGTTTGTCCAAGCTGGATAGGTCGTCGATAGTCAGGCGCTCATTCACGTCAGCTGCGCGACGGCTCACGACTACCTTGTACCCTTCACTGGCTGGATACTTCGCTTGAATCTCCGCAATCTTCTTGTCGATGCCGGGATCAGGAATAATCTTCGCTATCTTCGGGCCGACCATATTCTTAAGCCATTGAAGACTGTCCAGCATGAAGAACGCGCCGCTGTCTATCGTGCCGTCTGGTCCATAGACCATGATGCGCGTATCACCTGAGCGCATGAATGGGATGTACGATGTTAGGCGCTGCGACTCGATGGCGTCAAACAGTCGGAGAAGTTCGTCGCGGAATTCTTCATCCTGAACACCTTCTTCAATTCCCTGACGGCTGTATTCGCCATCGTAACCAAGGGCGGCTAATCGCGACTTGGCATCCAGTGTAAAGCGACTCTCCAGATAATCCCGCACCTCGTGGAGCATACGGGTTTCATTTGCGTCCAGCTTTAATATCTCACCGGGCTTTGATAGTTCAGGGGCAACTCGCCGCTCAATACCATCTGCGCCCTCGCGCCAAAGCTCACGGGTCTTGAGAGAAAAGTTACGCCCGGTGTCGCGGATAGGGGTCTTAGACAGGCGGAGGTACTCGAAAACCGCGTTGAGCTTCTGCTTGGATTCCTTCGGCAGCTGGTTCACTTCATGCAACACGCTCTCGTAGTCAGCCATGAGGAGGTTGCGCATCTTGATCTTGTCGTTCGTTGCCTTGTGCATACGAGCAAAGAACGCGCTTTTCCGGGCAACGGCTGTCGCCGGACGCAGCCATGAAGACAGTGCCCCAATATTCTGCACCGGATCTAAAAAGACCGGCGGCTCTGGTATATTATCCAAAGCAACATCGGCAATATCAAGGGAGCAATTAGATCCTATCATCAGTCACACCCTCGGTTATCTTTCTTCAGGTCAGCGCCTTCTTCAATGATCTTATCGGTGCGTTCCTGTGCTTTTGCAAACGCATTCC